CTTCGGTCTGTGGCAATGAGAGCATTTATATGGCGCTCTCTTAGAGCCTGGTTTGGTTCCCCTTACTTTGGGGATGCGCGATGCGCTCGACTTAGCAATTGTCGATTTGCCCTTTACATTAGGGGTGGAAATTCCACACGGCTTAGCAATAGCCGATTTTTGGGGTGTGGGCTGATAAGACCCAGATGTCATTTTACTCACTTCTTTACAGCAGTTTCCCTCTGCGATTAAAAATTTCATGACACACGAAACCTGTACTCCAACGGTTTTAGGAACAGGGGTCCGAGTTACCTCCTCGTGAGGGGTCTTTTTTACTTTCAAATTCGTCCAGTAAACATACTAAGACCATTTCCTTAACATTAACTGAGAAGTCGCCTGTGCTATCAACACATTGTCGGGTCTTCAGTCGGTCCTTAGTTAATAATTTTTCACTTGCTACTCTATTCCGTTGTCTATTGACGTGTATTAGGATTGAAAATCGTGCTACATAAAGCTCACACAATTCACAATATTACTTTCCTATAGTTAACTAACACATGAATATTTCGGGCTACTAAATCTAACTTATGGGATACGACCTCTAAAAAGATTCAGACCTCGCCTGGCTACCGGCGGTGATTTCCTTTTTATCTCGTAAGTCCAAAAATGTAGAAATGGTTGTTCTGTTACCTGTAATTCACAGATCCAGAAGGCAATGCTGACGCTCGAAAACATCTCACTTTCGTGCGTTGAGCAATATCAACAAAGCCAAATTCGCCCCGATGGGCTAGATTTTATAATGGAGTCTTACCTCCAAAACGCCAATGTGGATGGCTAGATTTTATAAGGGAGTCTTACCTCCACAAAATACCTTAATCCTAATGGATACGGTTACGGGTTGGGTATACCGTCATTTAGACTTTTCGTTGCATTATAAGCTATTTGAGCTAGGCTAAATACAACTACCTACGACTGCTCGTATTGACGCGTGTTACCGCGTCTAAAGATTGCGTTAATGTGGTTCTCGTTAGATACCACGTATATATATCATACAAAAACATGTTCTTAAACATGTTTAGTATGGTCACAAAAACAAGATCTTGATCTTGTTTAGTAACAAATACATATAAAACTCCTGCAGGGGAAATCCCTG